ATGAATTTGGTAAAAATGAAGACAGAATGGGTGATGGCTTATACTTAGCACAACAAAGATTACCTGATCTTGTAAACGAAGACGGTAATCCAAGTGTAATTGCAGGACCAGAAGGATATTATGATGCAGCTAAAATATTAGAAACACAACCTAATATTAGTGATGAATCATTAGATTATCTTACTAAAAATAAAGATGTATTTAGAAATGCAGAAGATAGAGTAAATAGTGAAGAAGGTACAACATATGATGACGTAGCTAAACAACATTATGAATTATATGGAAAAGCAGAAGGAGATAGAAGAGGCTCAGAAGGTCTTGATTCTTTCTTTAGTAGACCTGATCTAGGAGAAGATACACTATCTACAATGCCTATACAGGATACTATGGTAGATACAGATGAAATAGGTAATGTAGCATATTCTTCTAGTACGTTTGATGAATCTGGTGATGTTCAAAATGCTGGAAAGGAAGGTCGAGGAGTTCCTAAAGGAGGTTATGATGCCTCTGCTGGAAGACCACAACCTGACCCTGATTTAGGACTTAAAAATTCTTTACAAAGTAGACCAGAAGGAGGTACAGGATTTTTTACTAGGCAAACTTTACGAGACTACAAAGATCAACTAAGTAAAGCAAATATGGGCAATCTAGATCCTATAGATTTTGATAGCCAATTTGTTCATAAGGGAGGTAATACTTATGACTTTAAACCAGGAGCTACTCTTGCAGGATATCTAGGAGGTTTCCGTGATGCACAAGGAAATCAAGTTAGTATAGATAAAGCTGTATATCAAAAAGGAGCTAGAAAAGGTCAACCACTAAGTCAAGCAGATGTAATAAGAGTAGGACGAAATAGGCTCAGTAGTATAGATGAGTCTGGTGGATAATAAATTAATACTATTTTTGTATGGCTACCTGTTACCCTCTATAATACTGTAGAGCCACTAATAGCCCCAATAAGGAGAGTAAAATGTCAGACATGACTGTAGAACCAACACGAGTAACTACGATGAAGTATCGTAAAAATACAATAGAAGACGATGAAAAAGAAATAGAACAACTAGAAAAACAACGAGCAGGATCAGAAGAAGAGGTAGAAGCTGAACCTGAACATCCAGAAGAACGTACTTTTAAAAAGCGTTATGGAGATCTTAGAAGACATCTGCAAAAGAAAGACGATGAACATAGAAAAGAATTAATGGCTGTTAGGCAACAAATATCTAGTTTGACTAAAAGTCAGGTAAGACTTCCTAAAACAGATGAAGAAATAGATAACTGGGCTAAAAAATATCCTGACGTAGCTAAAGTAGTAGAAACTATTGCTACTAAAAAAGCTAGGGAAAGTACTAAGGATATTGAACAGAAGTTATCCTATATCACAGAAAAAGAAAATAGAGTTAATAGACAGGTTGCTGAAAATACTTTAAGTAAGTTACACCCTGACTATGACGATCTTAGGTCTAGTACAGAGTTTCATGAGTGGGCTGAGAAACAACCTAAGATGATACAACAAGCTCTGTATGAAAATGAAGATGATCCTGAAGCTGCTGCCAAAGCGATCACATTATATAAATTAGAAACTGCTAACGATAGAGGTGAATCTAACCCTAAAGAAGCAGCTAGAACAGTTAATACTCGTAGGAGAACATCAGAACCTACTGGTAATAATAAAACAAAGTGGTCTGAATCTAAAGTAAGAAAACTTTCTGGACAACAGTGGGAGAAATTCTCAGATGAAATACAGGAAGCTATATCTTCAGGAAACTTTGATTATGACGAAAGTGGTGCTGCTAGGTAATTTTTTACTTGACAAGTATTTTTCAATATGATATAATACGTCATCACTTAATAGAGTTTATTTACCCCTTTTATTAGGACAACTAAATAAACTCTCACTACCCATAAGTAAAAGGTACACCATTTTGCATTGGCCCCTTATGGATACCCAAGAATAAATGCCCCTGAACTTATTTATAGCCAACATAGGAGATAATTAATGGCTTTTAAGACAGCTGCTGGTTATGGAAACCTGTCGAATGGCAACTTCTCACCTGTAATTTACAGTAAGAAGGTTCAGTCGGCATTCCGTAAGACTAGCATATGCGAGGACATCACCAACAGTGATTACTTTGGTGAAATCGCAAATTTCGGTGATACAGTGCGTATCATCAAAGAACCAGAAATCACAGTCAAAGAGTATGCTCGTGGAACTCAAGTAACTCCACAAGATCTTGAAGACGATGATTTCTCACTAGTTATCGACAAAGCTAACTACTTTGCTTTTAAAATCGATGACATTGAAGAAGCTCACTCTCATGTGAACTTTGAGTCAATGGCAACTGATCGAGCAGGATATCGCTTGAAAGATCAGTTCGACATGGAAGTATTAGGTTACTTGACAGGTTTCAAACAAGCTACAATTAGTACTGTTGCTGGAACTGCTAGAGTAGCTGCTGATAAATCAGGTACTGATCCTATTGCAGGAGCAGCAGCCAACGGTTTGTTAGCTTCTATGTTAATTGCTCGTGACAGCTTTGTTTCTGGTGGTGCTGCTACCGACTCAATAGCTCTACATCCAGACGGATCTACTGGTGAAGCAACTCCTTTGGAAGTGCTAAACCGTATGGCTCGTTTACTCGATCAGCAAAATGTTGACCGTGATGGACGTTGGGTTGTTGTCGATCCAGTATTCGCTGAACAGCTTAATGACGAAAACTCCAAACTATTGAACAATGACTTTGCTTCAGGTGATAAAGACATTCTTCGTAATGGTCGTATCATTTCTGGCATGGTTCGTGGTTTCAGAGTTTATATGTCAAACAACCTTCCTTCAGTAGGAACAGGTCCAGCTACCATTGATACTAATGGTTCAAGCGCACATTATGGTGCTATTGTTGCTGGTCATGACTCTGCTGTTGCAACTGCTTCGCAGATTGAAAAGGTTGAATCTTATCGTGACAATGACAGCTTTGCTGACATCGTTCGTGGTATGCATCTGTATGGTCGCAAAGTTCTTCGTCCTGAAGCACTTGTTCGCGCTCACTACAACATAGCAGGTTAAGGAGAATAGATCATGGCTACTTATGATATGACAAGCTCCTCTACTACAGGTGTAGGAGCAGATAGCGTTGCGCTTCTTCCAGGTCAAAACACCCATCATTTCATGTACAATGTCGAGGCTTATCTTGATATTGATGACATGGTTGCAAAAGGATATTCTGGTGCAAACGGTGATGTCTTTCAACTTCTAGAAATACCAGCAGGAGTACTTATACTTAACGCTGGTGCAGAAGTTATGAAAGCATTCACTTCAAGTTGCACTCTAGATATGGACTTTGCAGGTGGTGATGACATGATTGATGGTGCTGATATTACCTCTGCTGGTTTTTGTGCAGCAGGTACTAACGGTCAGACTAACACAGTTGTTGGTTCTGGTGCTTCAACTTACACTCAATTTACGTCTGCTACAGACACGATTGATTGTACGATTGCTGGAGCAGCACCTGCTACAGGTAGGTTGCGTGTATATGCTACACTCATTGATTGCAATGAAGCTGGAGCAGAAGCAACTTCCGCTGCGAGGGATGCGTTAGCATAAAGTATTGTGGGGTAGTTTCTTTAGTTAGGGCTACCCCCTTCTTTAATTTGGGCGAGATATGGCTACAACATTTTTAACATTAGTTAATGATACATTAAGACGTTTGAATGAAGTTGAGTTAAGTGCAACTGATTTTCCAAATGCTTCTGGTTTTCGCGCTCAAGTTAAAGATGCAGTAAATGCTTCTTTACAAGAGATATCCCAAAAAGAGTTTGAGTTTCCTTTTAATTTTAATTCTGCTTCTCTAACACTAGTTGCAGGTACAGCAGAGTATAGTCTTGCTACTGATTTTAAAATAGCAGATTGGGATAGTTTTCGTATTGCTAAAGACGATAGTCTTAATGCTGATGCTAAAATACTAAAACTAATAAACTATGATACATTTCTAAGTAGATTTTATCAAAGAGATGGTAATGCAACAGCAGAAGAATATACAACACCTGTATATGTATATAGAACCTTATCTAATAAAGCTGGATTTACTCCTATACCTGATGTTGCGTATACAGTAAATTATAACTACTTTGCTTACTCCTCTGATTTATCTAGTGCTACAGATACTATGACTGTTCCTGATCAGTTTAAACACGTTGTTATAGACGGTGCATTGTATCACACTTATATGTTTAGAGATAACTCACAACAGGCAGCTATAACCAAACAGAAGTTTGAAGAAGGTATAGATCGTATGCGTACATTATTAATTAATAGATTTACTGATGTAAGAGATACGAGAGTAGGGAGACTTCTAGCAGTTCCACATGGTAATCTATAATGGCTGATGCGTTAAAAGACGTAACGGTATTATCTCGTGGTGGTTTATTTACAAACGAGGATGCTTTAGCTCTTGCTGGGTCTAATCCAGGAGCAGCAGTTCGTATGTTAAATATGGAAATATCACAGTTTGGTGGTTATAGAAGAATTAGTGGATATGCAGACTATGACTCAACCTATGGTACTGTTGCTGGTTCAGGTAATGTAATAGGCTTATGGATACTAGACGGTACACCTTATGCAGTCAGAAGAAATTTAAAAGACAATACAGGGTCACTAGGTTCTAATCCTTTTGTGGTTACTAGTGGTAGTCCTACAATAACAGTAACACATAGTAGTCATGGACTATCTGTAGGAGACAGAGTAACATATGCAGGATCATCTGCTGTTGGAGGTATAACACCAAACTCAGTAGAAATGGTTATTGCTTCTGTAGTTAATGCTAATAGTTATACAGTTAATTTTACCTCTAATGCTAGTTCTGGTGCTACTGGTGGAGGTAGCTCAGTAACATTTACAGCAAACAACGGAACTCAGACACTAGGATCTAATCCTTTTAGCGTATCCAATACAAGTGCTACTATAACAGTTGCACATACTTCACATGGATTAGTTGTAGGAAACTATGTAACTTTTTCTGGAAGTGATGCAATAGGTGGTATTACTCCTAACTCTGTAGAGATGCAAGTTGTTACAGTTCCTGATGCAAATAGTTATACCGTTACCTTTACATCAGCAGCTACTTCTACGGTTAGTGGTGGAGGTGGGTCTTCAGTAACAGCAAACTATAGTAAGTTTTATAGTGTGTGGAAATATACATCTACAGGATGGACAACGGTAGTATCAAACCTATCATCTGTCAATGTAGATAAACTAAGACATAATATGAACTCATTTACTGGTACTGAGGCAGTTATCATATGTGACGGTGCTAATAGTCCTAGTAAGTTAAGTGGATCAACATTCTCAGTTCATCCAACAGGAGGAGATTACAATCCTACAGGTGCTTCTTTTACTACTGATTTTAAAAATCATCAGTTCTATGCTGGATTTCCTACGACAGGATTAGGTCCAAACATACTACTATTTAGTGAGCCTAATGATGATGACGCATTTACCAATAGCGGTGGATCAGGTAATATCAATGTTGGATTTAATATTACTGGACTAGCAAAGTTTAGAGATGCACTATACATATTTGGTAAAACTAAAATAAAAAAATTAACAGGATCAGTAAAAGCAGATTACATTTTGTCAGAAGTAACAGACAATATTGGATGTATTGCTACTGACAGTATTATTGAGTTAGGTGGTGACGTATTATTTCTAGCATCAGATGGTATACGTCCTATTCAAGGTACTGCTAGAATTGGTGACGTTGAGCTTGAAACTGTCTCTAAACCTGTACAACAATTATTACAAGACTTACCTAATACACATAACTTAGCTAATATGACATCTGTTGTTATTAGAAATAAATCTCAGTTTAGATACTTCTTTCCTTCGACTAGTACAGCAGCAGCAGATACAGCAGGTATAATAGGTGGACTTAGATTTGCAGATAGAAGAGTAGGTTGGGAGTTTGGTGAGTTATTAGGTATAAGGGCATTCGTAGCCACTAGTGGTTTGATAAACGATGTTGAAGTTGTTCTTCATGGAGATTTAAATGGAGAAATATATAGACAGGAATCTGGTAGTACATTTGACACTTCTGATGTTGTAGCTGTTTATGCAACACCTTTTTTATACTTTGACTCAACAGAAAAACGAAAGATATTTCAACATATAACATTATTTACCAGACCAGAAGGATCTTCTACAATAAACTTAGGTATAGCATATGATTGGGATGATCCAAATGTACCTGATCCTACGACATATTCTTTAACAACAGCAGGATCATTATCAAGGTATACAACAACAGGTAGTACCTATGATGCTACATTTACATACGATGGATCTACTAGTCCTGTACTAGAGTCCAATATACAAGGATCGGGTAGGGCGATCTCATTAGCTATAACATCAACAGGAACTCAGGCTCCCTATAGTATAGCAGGTTTCTCAGTAACATATCAGGATGCAGGATACAGATAATGGCAGGATATACCAGACAATCTTCAGCACAAATAGTTAGCGGTGAGGTTATATCAGCAGCACCACTTAATGCAGAACTTAACCAAGTTTTAGCAGCTTTTAATGAATCTACAGGTCACTCACATGATGGTACATCAGCAGAAGGTCCACCAATAGATAGAGTAGCAGATGCTGATCAACGTAATATGGTGTTAGTAGATACTAGTAATAATCACATTGAATTTTACACTGAGGTAAGTTCTTCTGCCACACAACAATTACGAATACAAGATGGTGCGATAATACCTATAACTAATAATGATATAGATTTAGGACATACATCAAATCAATTTAAAGATTTATTTTTAGATGGTACTGCTAAAGTAGACACTCTCACGGTTGATGATAATGCTACTGTAGCTGGTACATTAGGCGTTACTGGTGCGCTTACTGGAACAAACATAACTGCCTCTACTGCATTCCTACCTGATGCATCTGATGGTGCTGCACTAGGTACATCATCATTAGAATTTAGTGATTTATTTCTTGCAGACGGTGCTGTAATTAATTTGGGAGATGACCAAGATGTTACTCTTACCCATGTTGCTGATACTGGAGTACTTCTTAATTCTACTAATAAGATACAGTTTAATGATGCTTCACAATTCATTCATGGCTCTAGTGCTACTGTTCTTTCTCTTGGAGCTACAGATGAGATTGACCTTACAGCTACTGCAATAGATATAAATGGTACAGCAGATATTAGTGGTAATACAGCCGTAGGTGGAACATTTACTTCTACTGGTAAGATCACTGCTGATGCTGGTATTGATATAGATAACTTTAATATTGATGGTACAACTATAGCATTATCTTCTGGTGATATGTTATTAGATAGTGCAGGAGATGTTATACTTGA